TTTTCTAAATTATCTGATGTTATAGGATTATTTGCTGCAAATGCATCTGGTAAATCATCTTTATTAGATGCTATAATATATACAATATTTGATAAATGTAGTAAAACAAGTAAATCAAAAGAAGTTTTAAATAATAAAAAATCTACATTTAAAGGTATTTTTAAATTTAAGTTAAATGATAAATTATATACAATTGAAAGAGAAGGAGTAACATTAAAACATGGCCATGTCAAAGTTAATGTTAACTTTTATAACGAAGATGCAAATTTAAATGGTGAAGAAAGAAGTGATACAAATAAAAGTATAAGACGATATTTAGGAACATATGATGATTTTATTTTAACTGCATTTTCATTACAAGCTGATAATAATAATTTTATAGAAAAATCACAAAGAGAAAGAAAAGATTTATTGTCACAATTTTTAGACACTACAGTGTTTGAACAATTATATCATTTAGCATCAGAAGAAATAAAAGAAACAGCTGGAAAATTAAAAGCATATAAAAAAATAGATTTTGGTTCTATTATAAAAGAGTCTGATGATATTATTATTGAAAATCAAGATACTATAATAGAATTAGAAAAAAATGATAATGATTTACAAAATTCTAGAAATAATATACAAAATCAAATTGTTGAATTAATTGAATCAAAACAACCAATGTCATATGATGGACCAGATATTTCTGATTTAGAAAAAACAGAAAATCAATTAATTGATAATATAGAAAATATAGAAATATCTATAGAAGAATTAGAAGAAAAAATTGATTTGTTAAATGAAGAATCATTTGAATCAATATCCATCGACCAATTAAATTTACAAAAAAATAAAAAAGAAATATTAAATAAAGATATAAAAATTGTAACAAAAGAGCTTACACAATTAGAACAACTAATTAAAATACAGCAACAAAAAATAGATCATCTATTAACACATGAATATGATCATACATGTAAATATTGTATTTCTAATATATTTGTTAAAGAAGCAGAAGAAGCAAAAATAGAATTACCAAAAAATAAAAAATTAGCAGATATTGCATTTACAAAACAATTTGACTTACAAACAAATCGTGATATAATTCAAGATACAATTTTAAAATATCAAGAACAAAGAGACTTATCTAATAAATTAGAAAAATTTGAATTGCAATTACAAGTACTAGAAAGTGATTTACAAACAAAAGAATCTGAATTAGAAACAACTAATGAGCGTCAAGAATTATTTAAAAAGAATGAAACTGCTATTATTCATAATAAATCTATAGATGAAAAAATTAAAACAAAAAAGAATTTAATAACTGATATTGTAAATACTTTAAAAACTATTACTGATAAAGTTAAATCAAATCATGGTGAAATAGAAGTTGCAAAAACTAAAAAGAAAACAGCGTTAGAACAATTAGAAACATATAAACAATTAGAAACTGAATATAAAGCATATGAATATTATTTACAGTCTGTAAAAAGAGATGGTGTGCCATATGAGTTAATTAAAAAAGCTTTACCTAAAATAGAAACAGAAATAAATAATGTATTAGATCAAGTTGTAGATTTTAACATGGTATTAAATACAGATGGTAAAAATATTAATGGATATATTATATACGATGAAGATAATTTTTGGCCATTAGAATTAACTTCTGGTATGGAACGATTTATGAGTTCATTAGCAATCAGAGTAGCTTTAATTAATGTTTCAGCATTACCTAGACCTAATTTTATTGCTATAGACGAAGGATGGGGTAGTTTAGATAGAGAACACATATCGTCAGTAACAAATTTATTTGAATATTTTAGATCAAAGTTTGATTTTTCAATTATTATATCTCACGTAGAATCTATGCGTGATATGGTAGACAATTTAATAGAAGTAAATAAAATAGAAAATTTCAGCCAGATTATACATACGTAATATTTATTAAAAAAGAAGTATGTATTCAAAATGGCAAAAAAACGCAAATTAAATAATCCAGATTTACGTAACAAAACATTATTTTTTAATGATACATCAAACACATCTCCTGATGTATTCAGAATAACTGATTTTCCTTTACGATTTACAGCAGGTAAAAACTTAATCAAGTTACAAGGAAATTCTGCAAATTTAAAACCTGGTTCTATTTTACAAATAGAAATTACTGATTCTAATAATGATCCTATATATAATGAAATATTAAATTATTTAGAAGATGATGGGTCTAGAGTAATAGCAGTTTATATATATCCTGACACTCCAGAAGGAGATTGTATAGTAACATTAGGTACTGAATTAACAGAATTAAACGGAAGAATTGTACCAACACAATTTCAAAATAAAATTAATACAATATGGTCAGAAACTATACCAGTTTCTCCAACAGCTGTTAATGAAAGTGAAGTTATATTCACATCAGAACCTGTAATTACATTAGACGAACAAATTGCTGTACAACTAGATAGAAGTTTTTCTGGAAGTTTACAAACTACTACATATGATATTGGTACTGTACAATATATTAACAGAAATGATGATTCAAACATATTATTAACTGGAGGAAAATTTAGTTCAGATATGAAGGATGGAACATTAACTGTTACCAATCCAATCAATCCATTACCAGTACCTAACTTTTCATTAAATACGACTCCAATATATACTTCAAAAATAAAAAAAGTATTAAATGATACTACTTTAACGTTAGAAAGTCCATTTATATTTTTAACAAGTCAAAGTTTATCCCAACAAAAATATACACAATTTGATAATTCCACATATTCAATCGAATATAATGTTACACCTACATTTAATGCAACACAAAATTCACAATCATTTGCTTTAATGCAAATAAAAAACTTATCACCTGACACTGGTGATATTAGTAGAATAAAATTATATGGTAGTAATAATGGATCTATTGGAGATTATGAATTATTAAATGATATTGATTTAACTCCTACTGAAATTTTTGTAGACGCAACAGGTTCAATATTACCAGATGTATCAATTGGATTTTTTACATCACAAAGTATAATTAATGAATATTGGGAAAGTAAAACGTTTTTAAATAATATTGAAACTACAGGTCCTACAATGACTTGGTCGACTAGTTCATTAAATAATGCAATGCTTATTAGTAGTGCAACTGATATATCCAAATATAATGATGTACATATTATAAAATCAAAAGATTCAATACAAGGAGTATTTGTAGAAAATTCTCAATACAAAATACAATTTGATGCAATTGGAACACAATTAATACCAGGCCAAGATTCTAAAATATCAATATATTTATCTGGATCTTCTTTTAACTTTGATGGTAGTGATATTCTTAATCAAGAACTTCCAATTAATTTAGGTAAAAAAATTGGTGAAGTAAAAACTACCGCTACAAATCAAAGATATGATGATGTTAATTTTACATTTATGGCAGATAAAGATGGATTAGGATCTATTTTATTTGTAATTGAAAATGGACAATGGCAACTATCAGAAGTTCAAACACTTTCAGATTCAGAGTTTGGTTTTACTGAAAATTATACTAGACTAAGAACTTTAATTCCAGTAGAACATAAAAGTGATAATCAAATATCATTTAAATTAGAATATTATAATACTGCTGGAAATAAAAGTAAAACCATAAGTTATGTTAATAATAAAACATTTGAAGGCGGTAATAGATATATAGACGGTGCATTTTCTTTATTAACTGGTTCATTATTTGTAGCTGACTCATTAGATTCTGGAATTGATATATCAGGATTACAAGGTACTGGATTTATTAGATCATTGCCATATGCTGGATTTAATCAAGCAACTGGATCTGGACCAGCTGGATTTCTAATTTATTCTGGTTCTGCACTACCAAATCAAACAGAAACATCTTATGGCGGAGTTGGATTAGAATTAGTAGCAGATAAAAATAACTTTTTTAGATTTAGAACTAGTGGATCTAACGGACAAGGTGAATTAGATATACGTACTGAAAAAATTGTAATGAGTGGTAGTGAAGTTTCAATAAACACTCCAACATTCTTTTTAGGTGAAGCAGCTACTCAATTTATAAGCGGAGCCAATGGACAACTAGAAATATCTTCTTCAGGATATCATATACAACCTAGTGGCGACATAACAGCATCAAAAATATTAATTGAAGGTGGTACTATTACTGACGATGTAACTATATTAGGTTCTGTATCAGCTAATAGTATATTAACACCGGCAACAATTGGAGGATCTCCAGCAACAGCAGCAAATGCGTCATCATCTATATCTGATCAGGGTTTAGCTATATTTAAATCTGCATCTATAGGTGGATTTGTTGTTAGCTCAGAAGAAATTAGATCTGCAGATCAAGAACTTAGATTAAAAGCTGGAGGACAAATAACAGCATCAAGAGTTTTATTAGAAGGTGGTACTATAACAGACGGAGTTACTATACTAGGGGCTGTAACTGCAAATAGTATTCGAACTCCAGCAACAATTGCTGGATCTCCATCTACTGACTCAAATGCATCATCATCTATATCTGCAACTGGATTAGCAATATTTAAATCCGCATCCATAGCTGGATTTGTTGTTAATGAAAACGAAATTAGATCAGCTGATAGTAGTTTAAGATTAAAAGCAACTGGTCAAGTTACTGCA